CGAGTTAAACAGAAATATCGCAGAGACGATATATTATGCAGCTGTCGAAGCATCTCACGAATTATCTTTAGAAAGAGGGAGTTATAGTAGATTTGAAGGAAGCTTGTACTCTAAGGGTGTTTTACAGTATCATTTGTGGAATGTTAGTCCAAAGATGAACTACGACTGGAAAGGTTTAGAAGAAAAAGTAAAGAGTGGAATGAGAAATAGTTTGCTCGTCGCACTAATGCCTACAGCTTCTTCTAGTCAAATATTGAATAATAACGAATGTTTTGAGGCGTTTACCTCAAATTTATATTCTAGAACGACTTTGGCGGGAGACTTCATTATATTGAATAAACATCTCGTTAAAGATCTTAAGGCAATTAACATGTGGAACAGGGATATAGTGAACAGGATTATTGAAAATGATGGTTCGGTTCAGTCTATAGAAGAAATTCCAAGGGAATTAAGAGATGTGTATAAAACTGTGTGGGAGATATCTCAAAAAATTGTTATAGATTACGCGGCTGACAGAGGAGCGTTTATAGACCAGACGCAGTCGATGAATATTTTTATAGATCATCCAACAAATTCAAAATTAAGTAGTATGCATATGTATGGGTGGAAAAAGGGATTGAAAACGGGAAGTTATTATATAAGAAGTAAGGCTGCGAGAAATGCGGTTAAGTTTTCTATTTTAAAGGAGAAGAAAGAAGAGGTGTCTGTACAGAAAGAACAGACGTCTTCCGGAGAAAGTGAAGGAAAAAAAGCTGGAAGGGAATATACGTTGAAAGGTAAAAAATATGTGTGTAGAGATGAGATATGTACTGCCTGCAGTGCTTAAAAAGTTAACGAAAAAAGAGTATTAAATGATTTTTTTCTTAATAATAATTAAAGTTATTAAGAAAAATGATGACGATGGAGTTTTTACAAAACTTTGGAAGTAGTTTTCCTTCTTCTAAATTAATACTGTACACGAACGATATGGACGTGAGAGACTATTTTATAAACGTAGCTTCCATCTTATTTAACATCACAGTTATCTATAAAAATAGAGATCAGTTTTTAAATATTGAGACAACAAATGAAAACGACGTTTCTCTCATTGTTAATTTTGAAGGAGATTTAAATAAGGTTGAGATACTGACACGAGATATTTATAAGATTGAGAACGATAGTGTTGTTAATATTAAATACAAGGGGATGTCGGATAGAGAGAAAGAGGAGGAAAAGTTTCTGGAGCCTATTAGTTTGTATAAACTTTTGACAATATAATTTTTTTTCTAATAGTTTTAATAAATATGTTTATTGAAACTATAAAACATCGCATCAGCGACTACAAACAGTTAACCGAGTATTATAAAGAAAATAAGAACAGCTGTAACATAGAAATGGACGTGGCTGTAAGAACTGCTGTCGTATCAATAGCCGTTCTCGTATTTTTATACCTGGTCTTATTTTTTCTAAGTTTATATTATTCTTTTAAGTGCGCTAAGCTTATGAAATGGCAGCCATACGTACCATTCTTACTCGTTTTATCCACTTTCTTACCTCTATATGGAGGGTACTTTATGATAGGTATTGTGCTTTACGGTATGATTAATTGTAGCGGGTAATTTATTCTCTGTACATTGGGCTAGAGTTGTCTGATCTTCCGTATAAGTTGAAGCCTTCAACACTGCATTTGTCGCATTTTTTAGTTGCTAGGTATAAGACAACTAAAAGGAGGGCTATGATAATTGAGTGTTCTTGTTGCATTTTTATATTAAGTAAAGATTTTAATATAAAAATGATTTTTTAATATTTTTATAATTATTTAAATAATTATACGCCACTATATAAAAGATGTCAAACAATATAAATGAGCTATCAATTGAAGAACAGAATGCCTATTTATACGACAGTGAACCAGTATGTTCTGAAAAAAGAATGAAGCTGTATCCCATAAAATACGAAGATATATGGGAGATGTATAAACAAGCGGTCGCGGCGTTTTGGGTTCCAGAGGAGGTTAGTCTGACAGAGGATATAACAGATTGGACGAAGTTAGACGAGGAGGAGAAGCATTTTATTTTAATGGTGCTGGCGTTTTTTGCGTGTAGCGATTTTATCGTTAACGAAAACTTAGACGAAGAGTACACGGAACATGTCGGTATTCCGGAATTAAAAATGTTTTTACACTATCAGGAAATGATGGAGGATATTCACACACAGATGTATCAAATTTTAATAGACACTCTGGTTCACGACGGTCAGCTAAAAGATAAATTATTTAACGCAACGACCAAGATTGAAAGTATTAAAAAAAAGGCGGAGTGGGCTCGTCACTATATAAAAAATGGTAACTTCGTCCATCGTCTAATAGCCTTCACATGCGTCGAGGGAATATTTTTTAGCGGAAGTTTTTGTAGTCTTTTCTGGCTCAAAAAAAGAGGTCTGATGAAAGGTCTGTGTCACTCTAATGAATTAATAGCGAGAGACGAGGGTATGCACAGAGACATGGCGTGCATGGTGTACAATAAGTACATAGTTAATAAAATCGATCCCGAGAAGGTAAAAGAGATGGTTATGGGAGCGGTTGATATAGAAAAAGAATTTATTAAGGAGAGCTTGCCCTATAAATTAAAAGGTATGAATAAGGAGCTGATGAGTCAGTATATAGAGTACGTTGCAGATCACATGTTGATGATAATGATAAATGATAAATTATATAATGTTAGTAATCCATTTCCGTGGATGGATTTAATATCTTTAGAGAGTAAGACGAACTTCTTTGAGAGAAGAGTGTCGAGTTATGCAAAACAGTCGGTTATAACGAAGAATGAGGAACAAAAAATTACGTTTGACGCTGATTTCTAAAAAAAGTTAACGAGAAAAAATATTAATTAATTTTTAATTAATATTCTTAACGTGTTGAATTAAAGAGTGGGTTGTGTTGCTAGAGAGAATATATTTTTTACAGGTGTCGACAATTTTTTCAAAATTTTTTTCATGCATTTGCGGGTAGTGTAGGTCAAAGCTGTAGTTAAAAAATAAAAAATCAAATTTTTCTATTAGTATGTAAAAATATTCCAGAATTTTTTCGTTCGATATGTTTTTTTTAACCGCGTCGTGGTATTCCTCGACTATGTCGGTACTTTTTACTAGCTCGCAGTTTAAAACTATAGTGCTCATTGTTATACACAGTAAAAGGACAAGTAGCATGTCGTATTTTTCATCAGGAGTTTGTAAAAAACGGATTAAAAAACGGTCGAAGAGCATGATGCTATGCCCGAATACATATGTACTTCCAAGCCATTTTTTACTGCATATATTTTTTGCGGTTTCGATACACTTAAGTCTTATCTTGACGTATTTATCTTGTTTAATAAAACTTGTTTCTACAATTTCAGAGTTGAGGAAAGATTCTTGATGTCTAGACTGATTCAAAAGCTGAAATATTGAATATCTTTTACTGATGTTGATGATTAGACATTTTGATATAGCCGATTTGACCGTGGTGTTTAATATGTTTACTTCTATGAGTTTGTTTATATCGGTTTGAGATGTGGAGTTAAATATGCTGCCTATGACGTCGTACTGTTCGTCTTTTGGGTATTTTATAAATATTTTATTAAATAGTTCGGGTCGGTTGGTGCAGAGTAGCAGGTCTTTTAAAAATTTATTTCCGGTGTATATTTCGTATAGTATGCATCCGAAAGACCATACGTCGTTTTCTCTGTAATAGTTGTTGTTCCTTCTACACTCCTCAGGGCTGGAGTATGCTATCGTCGTTCTTTTAAATTTGTACGAGTGGGAAGTGGGGTGGTGAAAGCACATGCTTCCAAAATCGATTAGAGTAAATTTTAGTTGGTCGTTTGCTGAATCGTGTCTGAATAAAATATTGTTCAGTTTAATGTCGCCGTGAGAGTATCCAGCGCCGTGAAGATATAAGAGCGACTGTCCTATCTGAGAAAACAGACTTTCGGAAAAAACGTTTTTATTCATGATAAAGGCGTTGTCCTTACATTGTACTGATATTTTTTTCGTGGTTAGTTTAGAGACGGGCGTACCGTAGTTTTTTAATACAATGTTAGCTACGTTGTATTCTTTATTTATTTTTATGAGTTCGTATACGGGGATGGAGTCGGGCTTTCGTTGTGGAATGAGGTTGTAGGTATAATTTTTTGAGGAGTCGTTTAGAGATGTTTTATATTTTATCGTTTTGTAAAAGATGAGCTCTCGAATGTTACTGTCTATGAACGTGAAATATTTTTCGTCTTTATCAAATAGGACGAGGTTGATTTTTTTGTATACAATTTTATCGTTTCCGAAAACAGTGCCATAACTTCCTTGACCTATAAAGTTGATTTGAGACGAGTGATTTTGGTCATTTTCCATTTATTTTTCATTGCTTATTAATTAAAAAATTAAAAATAAAAATTTTTTCTTCGCTTGATTATAAAAATCAAATGGAAAACGAACACGTTATAATAATTGCGCTCCTACTAGTCATCTTTCTAGTTAACCTCAATCGTAAGTCTCCAAGTCCTTGTGATAGACCTGAATTACAAGGTTTTTTACCAGATCATATTAGAAGTCGTGAAGATATCCCTACCGCCGCACACATCAGAAGTAGGATAGGATTAGCTGTTCCTAATACACCCCAAGCTTTTGGAACCCCACAAGCCCTTGAACCCCAACAAGCCGTCGTTTCTCAGCGCATTAGACACCGTGAGACTGATGAACGTCCTGGTCAAGGATTCAACCTCCAACGAGTCCAGAATAGAGACCACAACATGTATCATTCTCAGTTTGTCAGACATCATTTAAAGAATGATCATCGTCAACAGATGTTACAAAATTTGGAAGGAGATGGTTCCGCTGATAGCGCAGGAGCACCTTATTAAAATAGAGTAAAATTAAATAATTTTTTGACTAAAATTATTTAATAAAATGAAAGAGCAAATCTTTCAAACGTTGTATCCAAAGTCTTTTATTTTCTTGCGTAAATAGGATTGTATATTTTCATGTTTAATCGTATAGGGTACAACTATGAGATTAATTCCGTTTTCTTTACATTTCTTCTCCTTCATCCTGTCTCTGTTGACCTGGTCTACGAAAGACTGATAGCTCTTGTGTAGATAAGGGGTATACTCGTAATGCTGTTTACCGCTGTACTCTATTCCGAGCTTTAGTTCGTCATTGTAAATGTCTATTTCAAGATTGCTTCCTGTCTGTTCATTTTTTAAAAAATCTGGTCTAATTTTTTGAAACGGTTTGTTAAATAATTTGACGGCCACCTCCCTGCATATAGTCTCTCCTTTGCTTTCCAGAGGAGCTCTTCTTCTCCTTTTTTCATAGTCTTTATTGCTACTAAAGTAAAGCTGAACGTCTGGGTGAACGTCCCTATTTCTGTAGAATAAATAAAAAAGTATTAGTCCTATTATAGAACCTATGATGATACAGTAGATTCCGTTGTCGTCCCACCATTTCGACAGAGTCATCGACCTTTTAGACATGTTTTTATTATAATAATTATATTAAATATTATAATAATTTTTCTTTCGTCCCTTCTTATTTTTGATAGTCTATAAAATTTCAGTTCCAGGACATAAAACTAAGTGCTAGAGGGCCGCCGTAATAAAGAGCAAGCACGAGCGCTATAGAGGCGAGTACGTATAAAAATATCCTCAACGCTTTTTGAGCGGTTGTCTTTTCATCTTTCTTTTTTTCATCTTCTCGTTTTGAATTCATTTATTTTTTATTTAAAAATACAGAGAGAAAAAAAAATTTTTTCGCTTGAGGAATATTTTGATATTTTGCTGTTCATTTATTCTTTTTATTTGATGGAGTGTGTTCTTCTTGTTTTGGTTTTTCGTTCATTTCTGACTTTGAAGGTTCATCTTCTTGAAAAGACTCAAGTCTAAAAATATCGGGATGTTTTAGTTTTAGTTCAGAGAGTTTTGATTGAATGCTTTCTATGATTGTTTCTATATTACAGTGAAACAGTTTGTCGTCTTCGTAAGTTTTTTGAATATTTTTTAGTCCGGCAACTGATTTGATGAGGTCGTTAATAATATTTTTACACAGAAGTTTTTCACTTAATCTTTCGCTGTTACAGTTGGCTGATATAATCTCAAATGTTCTGTCGATAGTGTTGTTTAAGAAAGAGTAGGTCGTATCTCTGCTCTCTCCGAAGAACATTCGTTTAATAGGAGTGACAATGCTTGTATTTTCAATTCTAAGATTTCTCACATCAACCTTTTCACCTGGTTGAAAGGTGCCGATGAATTTTAGTTTAGTTATATTTTCTCTATTTTTTTCTTCAAGAGAGTGTTTAGAGTTGTTTGATAAAAATAATTTTATTGCATACATTGGTATACTAGAAATTTCCATATATATAAAATAATAAAAATCTTAAAACTTTTTTTCTTTTTTTATAGATAATAAAAAAAAGAAATGACCGATTATTTATTAAGAGGTAGTAGTAACATGATTTACGCATCTAAGTATCTTAGCGATTTTGAGGACATTCCGGACAACGGAATAGTGTTTTACAAGGTCGGTGTCTTTAACTTCAGAGAGAATATTAACTCTCCCGTATTGGAAACGATCATCAACAACAAACTGAAGATGAAATATAACTACAGAGAAAAAAAATAGTTTTTTATTAATCGCGGTGAGCCTGGGCGTTTCTATTACGAGACCTTGTTAAATATATAGGTGGTAGCTACTACTATTGACAGAGTTAGAACGGTGACTACTGTTTGATTGGACGAGCATTTTTTGATATGTTTATTTATCACGGGGGACGATAGTAAAGCGTACATCATGCCTGCAAATATGGCTGCCTTCAATTCTTTGCTCATTCCGGAGGGTTGTTCAGGGTATTTTGGAAGGAAGACTGAGTTAAGAAATTCTACGTCTGGAGGATTTTGTTCGTATCGTTCGTCTGTGGGTAGAGAGCTAATATTGTCTCCGGCGTGAGTTGTTAAATTATTGATGACTTTCATTTTGTTTTTTAAAATAAACATATAAAATATTTAACCTTTTAAAAAAATATTTTAAAATTTAAAGTGATAAACAATTTGATTTAAACATGTCAGACAATTACGAAAAAAAATCAGAAGATTTAGACGAAATACAGGATGACGAAGAGGTATTTGAACTATCTAATCTACTTAACTTTTTACAAAAAACTAAAATATCGGTTAACGGAATATTCAGCTACGACGGTCGCGTCATATTTTTATTATTAATGTACCTGAACTCGGGAGTTGAATTTTTATTGTATATTCCTTCAAAATATTATATAAAAACGGACAACAATGCAAAAAACTACCCTCAGGTCATGATGACTATCGAGGATGAAGAGGATGAAGATAAAAATTTTCACACCGCTTCATATGAGCAGGACATTAGAAAAAGGACGGAAAACATGTTGAAGAGGTTTGTGAGATTAACAAGGGACAGTTCTTTTAAAATTGCTGTGGTGCAGAAGACTTATATGACAAATATAAATCGTCACGAGTCTGTTGAGAGTTATATTTTTACAAACCCCTTTGTTACTACAGGAGTTTTTTTCGTGGTAGATCTGGAACATTTTTACAAATCCGCAAGCTCGTTGGACAGAGATGTTTTAAGTTTTGAAGAACTATTTACAAATAAAATATTAAGCGAGGTCGATGTAGAAATTAATAAAGTAGTTCCAGTATTAAATAAGGTCCATTCTGATATTAAAAACTTTTCATCAAGAGGTTTGAGTTCAAAGTATTCAGAGAGGATGGATAAGCTTGGACGTTCTATGATAAATTTAAAGGGGACAAGTAAGATGACGTCTGTGTACGAATTATTTTCTAAAGTTAGAGCAGATAACTTGAAAAGTTTAATATATTATGAAGAATTGATAAATTTTTTTAAAGATATAAAAGATATGATTTAAAATTTTTTATCTTTATTAATAAATAAAATTAACATGCACAGTCATCAAAAAAAAATTCAAGAAAATTTTGACGCCCCTGGATTTAATCCAATGGCTCTCGGAGGCAGAGACGCGAACGACTTTAAACCATATCCTGGATACACCGGAAACTTAACCCTCGGCGGAAGAGACGCTTATCGAAACCTGCCAATGTTCATCAAGGAAATGTCGACGGCCGGTAAGGTAGGATTGGCAGCGGGAATAGTATTCCTAATTATAGCTGTTATTTTAATCATAATGTATTTCATGAAGGGAAGCACAGAGGCAGCTCCATCACAGAGAGTCTATGAATTTTTTTAAAAACTGTAAATTAAAGACTATTTTATTTTTACATAGAAATAAAATAATGTTGAGGATAAAGAAAAACGACGATTTAATTTACTATCACAACAGGATCTTAAATTACATTAAACTGGAGAAGAGTAACATACCTCAATATGAGCAGAAGTGTTTCAAATTAGCCTTCGATTGCTACAGTTCCCTCGATATATACGGAGTTTTAGAAGAAGACAAACAATTTATTCTGAGTCAGATAGAGAACTATAAAACGGACGGAATAGTTTGTTCAGACAAAAAATTATCGTACAAGGACTTTAAAGAAAATATCAAAGAAATAAAAAAGATAAATAGTCACATAGTGTTTATTCAGTACCAAGACATCCTCTATTCCGTCAATATTAATGATATTATTAAAAATTATAAAAAAATGATTCAGACTTCTACGAAACAATCTTTTATAGGCAAGACGAAAATTGAAGACACGGATGAACAACAAATATGTATAGAAGACTTTATGCGATGCGTAAAACAGATGTTTCCAGACAGCATCTTAACAGAGATATTTAAGGACGTTAAAGACCAACAGGATTCAAAAAACTGCAAGGAGACAAAAAAAGAAAAAAATAGACGGATGTGCGCAGATACCGTAAAAAGAAATACACGCAACTGCAGCTCATGTGAAAATGAACTCATAGGTAGCGTATGTGAAAACTGCGGCAACGTCGAAACCGAAAACTTTGACTCTGAAATAACATACGACGACACTACTAGAATAAACGTAAACAAACAGTTCAAGTATGAAAAAAGATGCCACTTTAGAGACACCATCAACCAATATCAGGGGAAACAGAACAAGCACATTCCATCTCACGTCTACGACTCTCTCTACGAGGCTATAGAAAGGGAAGGTCTTTTAGACAAAAAGGCTGAAACTCGTATCGATAGATACAGAAAAGTTAAAAAATCACACGTAAGAGAGTTTCTTAAAGCGACCAACAATTCAAGTCACTACGAGGACATCCAGTTGATATATAGTAAAATAACGGGAAAGGACTGCCCTTGCATCGCTCAGTATGAAAAACAGTTATACGAAGACTTTGACGCCCTAACGACAGCCTTCCTCAGTATACCCTACATAAAAACAAAAAGAGACAACTTTCTTAACAGTCACTATGTTTTACGACAACTCCTTTTAAAACAAGGAGTTAGAGTACCAGACGAAGACCTGAATTATTTAAAAACCCCAACCCGTCTAAGGGAGCATGACGAAATTTATAAGAAATGTTGTTTCATATTAAACTGGAACTTCACCGCTATAGCGTAAATACGTATAATTATTATTTATTATAATAATTATATTTTACAATCTTTCTCACCTTCTAAAATATTTCTTTGTAATTTTTTTTTAAATGTTTGATCGCAACCTCTTTACCCTTAGCCTCTAACTCTATGTGTAACTTTACTCCGTGGTCCAAAGGTACGCGCAGCATGTGATCTGGAATTTCTTCCACTAAAAATGAATGAGCCCCCACCCTCAAATTTGGAGCCTGCTCGCTTACATGGAAAGTAGGAGAGCGACCTTTCCATGTATCAACTATTTCTCCCATCATGTCTTCGATTGATTCTGTTTTTTCATCTGGATGAAGCTGATTGTAACAGTAGTAGTGATGACAGTCATATATAAGGGGAATTTTACACGCTTGAGCTATATCTAGACAATCTCTGACACAGTAACATTTTTCACAATTTTCAATGGCTAGTCTGTTTTTAACTTTACGAGGTAGGTCGTCAAACTGTTCAATCCATCTTCTTACGGCAGATTCTTTGTCGCCATACAGACCGCCGCCGTGGACGCATAGAATGCCATCCTCGTTGATATTCATGTTGTCTAGTATGTCGGCGTGCATTCCGAGGTCGGATACTGTTTTGTCAAATACAGATTGACTTTTTGCACCGACCTGGTTGAACTGGGCGGGATGCATTGTTATGCGATGATTGTGTTTGTGGGCACATTCGCCGGCTTTCTGCAGGGCATCTTTGGCAAAGTCCATCGTGTAGGGTTCTGTTTCGGGGTCAGTGTAGTGAGGAAACATGTCGGACGATAGGCGAAGATGGTCAATGTTGTTTTGAGAATTCCATTCGATAAGTTTAGAGATGTCAGCTATGTTTTTTAGAGCGAGGTCCTTGGCTTTTTCTACGGTGAATGTTTTACGGATGAGGGAACGGCTGCAGAAAACTGGATTTTTTAGTTCTCGTAGTCCGTTGTTAATGCAGCATAGACCTAGAGAAATTTTACCCCTGATGGATTTCATTTCACCTAGGGTAAGAGAGTCGGTTTCAAGTTCAATAACACGTTTTGGCATTTTATCAAAAATAAGATATTTCCTCTATAAAAAATAATAAAAATATCACTTTATGTAAAATGATATTTTACGGATATTTGTAACAGACAATTATTATAAAAATGATGAGAGGTATTGAATTAAGTATTATAGAATGTTTAAGAGACGAGGACATAAGCGCCGCTAAAAAAATTATTAGTAAAAATGACGGAATATTTGAAACGTACATGGAATATTCCCCTGTTCGTTCATCTATTCGTGCATTTCCAGAGGGACACGACGAACCAAGAAGACACATGATTGAAAATCTAGTACATGCACTTACGGATGCTCTACACAGTAATGAACTCGTAATGCATGATTTTATGAAGTTTTTAAACAGGCACGTCAGGGCAACGTCAAAGGCGACGAATACCCTTCTCTATATTGTTTCGGGAATGGTAGTTGTATATGTTAGGGATAAAAAAAAATATCGACCATATTTACAGTGCGTATCCCTAATGTTTCAGTACATGAAAAATATATTTACAAAAGATTTCGTTCAAGAGATCTTTCGCATGCTTATTTTACCAAAAATTAAAGACGCGTCAGCCAATGTGCTTGGAATTATATTCGACCTCGATTTAGAAATAATGGATGTTTTTTTACCCCATATAGACATACACTCCCCGACAGAGATAAGCAGACTTTCAGACACTCGTATCATAGAGGCTTTAGAATTAAGACCTCTGGAGGTTGAGTATCATCGTCTATCTTTAGTTAACATACTCGTAGAATTAAAGAGATGTGACATCCTTTTACACCTAAAGAGATCAGGCTACTGTCTTGAAGATAGGTTTGGCGAAATGTCGTTTTCATGGTCGTGTTTAAAAAAAAATTTCAATACAGAGCTGTACGAGGACGATTTTACGAATTTAAAAAATATAGTCTCATATATGGATGTTTTTTCCAGCGACGAGAAATGGATAAAACAACACGAAAGAACCCTGTCAAAAATTAATTGGGATGTTAGGTTGGAATATAACGTGTCCCCTTTAGTTATGTGTACTTCTCTGGATTCTGCAAAATTTCTTCTGCGGAGTGGAGTCGATAGAGATAACCACAACGGATTATTTTACGTATTTTTAAATGACGATGAAGAATTATTTATGTGTATGATGAGGAATGGAGTAGACCCCGTTCCCTCACTTCATAGATTCAAAAAAGTGATACAGAATAATGAAATACGGGAAGAATTAAAGTTAACCTACGATTTATTTATCAGATGCTACAGTAGCTATAAAATTGAATTGGTGAAAATGTTACGTAACAACAGCCTCGTTTGCAACGATATTATAAAAACGGTCGTTGATAAATATCTATAAAATAATTAATAAACATAAATTATTAATTATTTTTAATCGCTATCTGATACGAGAGATGCTTCAACCTCTTCTTCTGGCTCGGAGTAATATTCGCTTTCTGAAATGTCTGAATCAAATAATTTACCTGCAGACCCTTTTGGTCTATATACGATGGGTTGTCCTTCCTCGTACACCTCCTCTTCCGACTCTTCAAAATCAGATGGGACTGAAAGTTCTTTACGATATATAATCGGCTCTCCCTCCTCGTAGATCTCCTCTTCTGACTCTTCTCCCAGTTGTTTTAGTAGGTCTTCTAAGTCTGTCTCGCTCTCTGAGTCGGATTTTTCAAAGCTAATGTTTGTCTTCTTAGATGCTTTCTTGGTTTTGTCGGAAGTTCCGGATATTGGTTTTATCTTCAGCTTAACCTCGTCCTCTTCTTTCAAGTCGCTCCTCTTCCAATACTTTGGTCTCCTTTTCATTGATTTTTCTTTTTTCGGTTTGACGTCTACTTCTTCTTCATCTTCAAATACGATGTGAGTC